GTTTTCTTCGTGGTCAAATACTACGTTTTTCATTCTACTTCTCCTTCTATTTTGTACGAATCAGATACTTCAAAAACCCTCTCGAAATCCTCCAACTCCCCATCATAAGCAAATGCAAGTTCCATTGCCTCTGCATAAGACTCAGCCTTGATCTTAACTGTTCCGTAGTGTGTGTCACGAAAATCAATCTCAAACATTATCATTATTGTACTGCTCCTTCTTCTTTAAGAACACGCAACTCAAGCGTGTTGAATATAAGGGTGTCCCCTTCTGGGTCGCCAACAAGGTCATCGTCAAGGACGACGGCCTCACCAAGGTGTACAGAGACGACTGTCCCCGTGATCCCGGTCTGTGTTTTGTGCTGGACACGTTTGCCGACCAGCACGGTGCGCTGGCAAGCGTCGTACAACTCTATGGGGCTAATCTGTGACCAGCCCATGCCATTCACTACCCACACTTCTCCGTTAGGGAGGACGCAAGCGTCGGATACTGAGAGGCTGCGTTGCTCGTAGTACACGTTGTGTTCAAATGATGGGTCGCCAGTCACGGCGTTGTTGTATCGGTATACCATACCGAGGTATGACTTTGGGTCAGCCTCATGGTCAGCAGTCCACTCGTCAAGGTGCCCATCCTTGGCAGCGTATTCGTAAGCGAAGGAGAGGGTGGTTTCTCCGGGGATGAAGTCGCTGTATTCACCTGCCCCGCTGTGGTATATCTGTACTGCGTTTACTTTGCTCATGTTGATCCTTCTCTCGCATCTCGTTTTGGCTCGTACCTCGTGCCACAAAGAACACTACCGTCGTGGAATCCCGTTGCAACACTTATTTGGAAACTTTATTGCATTTCTTTTGACCAGACCCAAACATAGGTGCTTGCGCCATCTAAATGCGGACTCTTCTTCTCTTCTAGTATCCAATGATATGTGTCCCCATAGTATCCAGAAAGGCCACGGTATCCAGTCGGGTGCCCCCAATAGTCACGTGTGACCTTATTGGCATCCACCACCTCTTGCTCGCTCATTGCTGGCGTATAGAAGAAAGACCCCTCTGTTGGGTAACGCTTGGTTACGGGGAGCCTGTACGGCCAAGCGTGTCGGGGAGTTTCATTTTCTGATGTCTGCTCCAGCAACTCTTCAAGATGCTTAAGTGTGTCAGACATTTCGTCAAGCATCCCCTGCATCTTTTCAATACCCTTAAACGCTTTCTTAAGAGAGTCTCCCTCGTAGTACTTTTTCCATGTCTGCTCGTTCATTCTTCGTCACACCTCCGGTGCATAATGAGTGGGGTGCCTTCGCCAGCCCACAAGCACAAGATGTTGTGGTCAGCAAACTCAGAGGCTTCTTCATAGTTAAATCCATTGTTGAGCATAAGGGTACGGATTATTAAATCGTAATCATATACGGCCAATGGAACGCCCATAGCCTGTGACGCTGTCCCCACAAGTGCGTCATCTAGATCGTCAAAGGAAATAGCAGAGGGGTTTGCGTCCCCTAAATCCATCATCATTTGTATTGGTTCTTTACTCATTGTAATCTCCATGTGTTGGTGCTTGTGTTGGTTTCTTCTCTAACCATTTCAGAGCCTCTTTCATGGTTAGTAAATCGTCGTTGTTATTGTCATCTCGTATGTAGATAAACCAACGGTCACCCACACGTACCACGTGCCCGACCCAGTTCTCGTGGGTGATGGTACACTCTGGTGGGTTAGTGGTTAGTTGTGATATGGAGTCATTCAAGCACCACTCTTCTACGTGTAGCGCTCGTGAGTTGTGCGCCATGTTGATTAGGTCGTCCCTGTCCTTACGGTACATCCAGATGTCTGGTGTGGGGTCGGGGGCGTTAGTCATAGGTTTACCGCTCTGATCAGCACTAGCGTCCCCATGAGGGTTAGCAGTACGAACATGATCCCGAGTCGTTCTAGCATTTCTTCACTCCTCTGAGTATGGTTGTACGCATAGCCACAGCAGCATCTCTCTTGTTCACGTACCCCACAGCCCTACGGGTGTCCCCGTAGTCGTTGGAGTCTATGGCCATAGCGTTCATGTCCTCAATAATGGTGTTGACTGCCTCCATTAGTAGTTCATATTGTTCGTTAGTTAGTAAGAAGGTGCATTGCACACCACGTTTTCGTTTAGTCATTGTGTATGGCGTAAGCCGACTGGGGAAGGGAGCGCTCCCCCCAAGGGGGAAGGGTGGGGAGGCTCGTCGTGTGGGCACACGAACCTCCCCCAGCCGACCGATCTAGGCCATCACCACCTCTTTGATCACTTCCATGACGAGGTCATCGTCTTTGTCTGTTTTCCCGCTCACCGTGTTCATCATGTTGCGCTCGGTACGGGACGTTTCTGCTCCCTTGAGGTGATGGTTATAGGTGTTCCATGCTTGCACCACTCCCAGAGCAGTACCTGCCCAAGGTGTAACCCGTGGGTCAGTTTCCCAGAGGCGACGCACAGCGTACTGTCGGTTCTCTGCTCGGGTGACACCCGCTTGGTTGGAGTCACCTAAAGTAGGCACCGGGGATAGTTGGTTGACAATAAGATCAAACTGCTTTTTGGTCACGTCAATAGAGGACAGTCGTTCAATCTCTGACACGATGGACTCGCCTCCAGTATGAACCAACTCAAGCGCCTTGCGAGCGTCACCCAGTTTGAGGGTACTCTTAGAAGAGTGCCGTGATCGGAAGACCTGACCATTGTTCTTAAGTCCCCAAGAGAGCGTGTTGTCACACACTACTGCTGTGGCTGTCTGTTTGAATGTAGTGGACAGGCTCCCGTTGTGGCTAGTGGTCGCCAACAGTTGTGGACGGATAGTGAAGCCACTAGGTGTCTGGATGTTGTCAGGTAGTTCAATGCTCACCCACGCCACTCCACCGTTCTTGAGTAGGCCAGCGGAAGCGATACTGAGGTCATCATCTAGCAGGTCTGCTACTGACTTAAGCAACCACTCGTCATACTGGTGAATGGTGTACCCGGATCGGAATACACGAAACACCTCGTGGGTGTCAGAGCGACCTATAAGTTTGTGGTCAGGGACAGACACCGTTTTGTAGGTCAACCCATCATCATCAAAGTGATCCATGTCAGCGTCTTCAAACGCACACGGGACGCTGTAGGAAAGGTCAAACTCTTGCGCTTGCCAGTTGAACAATCGTCGCTCAACGTCTTCTACAGGGATAGCGTTAAGGTAGTGGTTAGTCTCTGTGCCTTGGTCGCTTGCTCGGTAGTGCCAAGCGTTACCTCGTTTACTGGTGAACCCGACCAGAACATTCTGGTTGAGCCACTCGCTGGTTTCTTTGCTCATTGTTTCCTTCTCTCTTTTGTACCCGTGCTCTACTTGAGCAGTACCATTATTACCTCCAACGCTTCTTAAAACCAACCTCGTCGTTAGATAAATCTTCTTGGGTCAAAGTACCCAACCTGTGTGTGGCTTTTTTGGTCATGTCTGCTACCATTGCTATTCGCTCCTGTAGAGCCATCACGGATTGTCTCAGCATCTCAGGTTGGCTGTCAAACAGACCCATAGCGACAAGACGGTTCAGGTGGTTTATATGCGCTAGACCTTGAGACATTTGTGGTGACGCTTTGTGTGCGTACTCACTATGCTCCCTATCTTTGTCCAGCCTAGACAGAAGCAACTTTGCTCCATTTATTGCTGCTGCTTTTTCTTTTAGTGTCGTGTACGTACCTACGTTGTAGGTCTTGTTTCGTGCATACACTCGGGCATTAAGTTTATTAGTCGTACTCATTATCGTTTATCCTTCTTGTTTGTTTTACGGCGTGGCCTATGGCCACGGTCAGTTACCTTATCGGCTACCGCCTGACTTCCATCACTACAGCGATTGAGAAATGTTAACTCGTGTTCCCAACAGGCTCCCAACGTACCTCCCGTGGGTACTATTACTTCCCCACACTTGCAGATAGCCCTCCTTGGGTAACCTTCCTGCTTAGGCATTATCAAGCCATCCCTGTAACAATCACTCGCATAACTTGATCACACTTATTGGTGGCTCCCACTCCGTGTCAAAGTCGTTGTCCTCTAGGTATGACCAGAACCCAAAGCAGGCACCGTCACCCTCGCATGACCCAAACCATATCCCTTCTGGGCACATCTCGTTTAGTAAATCAAAGAGGTCAGCAACATACTGCTGTATCTCTTCCTCGTCACTCGGTATTACTGGCCACGCCAGTTTCCAGCAGCGGAGAGCCTTGTCATGATTCCCTACCACGGACAGCATCGCTGTGATTAGGTCAAGAGGAAGCAGCGTGCCCTCAGATATAATATCGCCAGACGAAACGTCCAGAGTCTCAAGGTCAGCCATTAGAAAGGCTCATTCAAGAGATCGTCAGCATCGGCGGGTATCACGTGGAATAACTCGGAGCCGTTAAACATGAGGCGACCCTCTTTTATCTGTACAGAATAACTGTTGCCCTCTACTGTACGGGAGTCCACGAGGGCAGCCAGTACCTCACGACACGAGCGAGTGATCTCGTCAAGGAACGGTTTAAGGTTCCCCTCCCCGATCTCTTCTAGCAGGTCTGTGTAATCAGAGCGCTCTCTGTCTAGGTCAACTCCGACCTCTAGCACGAGTCTCATTCCGGTGTCTTTTTCAAATGTTGAGTTCATGCTGGTGACTATAGCAGTGGGAAAACCCAGACACAACGGTACCCTTAAAATACCCCCTTAAGGCGCTTTTTAAGGCCCTTCTTAAGGTGTACTAAAAACCTTGATCTTTCGGGCCAGAAGAGCCACGCAATCGTGGGTCATTCTTCCAGTCATCTCCGGGGGCAGTGAACGGCCACTTTGCTCCCATAGACACACGCTCTTTTATCTTAAGTTTGCGTAAAGGGGCGCCAGTATCGGGATGGACTTCAGGATTGGATTCTTTTTGTGCCCTGTAAGAAGCGAGGGCATCAACACCCTGACGGGCGTATGGTAAAGCAGACGAACTAGAAGCGATAGCCATACCAGAAACAGGATCAATGGCACCGGTGGCTGCCCCGGCTAGACCGAGAGCAACACTAGCAACTGTCCCCACCTTAGTGCCCAACGTGGACTTGCCCCATGTCTCTTTGTAGTGTGCCTTCGCTGAGTCAACCATCTCAACCATATCGTCCTGAGGACGGTGGAGGTCATCAAAGTTGTAGTCTGGGTCAGGCGCAAACAAATCCCATTGTGGGCTGGTCAGGTTTCGGTGTAGTTGACGCAAGCCCTCCCCACCATCACGGTCACGGTTAACGTCCCGCACAGGCTGGTTCATTACTCTTCTTCGGGTGGTTGCCACCCAGAGGTACGTAACTCACGTTCAGCGAGGTCATGGAATGAGGCGTTAGCGCTGTTTGATTGGCTATACTCTTTTTTCATCTCAGAAACCTGATCGTGATCAAGGTAGTTGTTGAGGTCACCACCAACATTTTGTAGAATGCTAATGGTGTGAGCAGCAGCCGATCCCTTAGCGTGAGTCTCGTCCCAGTGGGAGGCTAGGTGTTGCCACTCAACGGAGTGTGCCCCGTTCTCAGCCATCTCGCGCAGCATGTCAGTGTTGTCGCTGTGTGTGCCACCCTCTTGGGTGAGCCGGTGTAGTTCTTCGGCGTGGTCATCATTAATGGGCATTAGTTAATCTCCTCTTCGGGTTCTGGGAACCCCCCTGTAAAGTGGTTATTGCTGAACTCTTCACCGTACTCGCCACCGGGAACTTCCGATGTCGGTTTGTTCTCTGGGCCAATGCTACCACCAGAGTCTACATGGTTTTGGAGAGTGCGCTGTGCGAGTGATTGAAAGTCAAACAACACCCTGTCTTCATGACGGGCACTAATGGCACCGCCACCAACAAGACCTAACTTTGATGACATATGTGCCCACTCAACAGATAATGGATCACCATTAGCGCCAAGGTGTTCTCGTACATCTGCGGCGTGCTGAGTCGCTGGGTATAAGTCAACACCATTTTCTATGTGAGCACGTAGACTGGTGTGTTGGTCGGGATTGAGTAAAGTCATAAGGGGTTCCTTTAAGGGCTACCAACAGTATAGCAGTTCATCCCCAGCAGTATTCTGAAGGGTACCAGTGTCCTTTACCCTGTGGTGTTTCGTACAGCAGCCAAGCGGCGACCAGCACGTTGTTTTCCGGGTCTTCCATATCGCTGTTTGGAACTCCGGCTTTAGTTGAACGCTCTGCCCAAAACTTGGGGAGATGTTGAAACCATCCCGTCGCCCCTGAGTCTGGATGATACGCAGTTGAGTAGGTGTCGCTCGGTTGAGCAGACGACTCACAAAACGCTACCCGTAAAGCCCACGCCCGGTCAGCCGGATCAAAGTACTGGTCAACGAGTTCGCTGAGTGTTGCGGACAGAAATACAGCCAGTGTAGTAGTAGTAGTAGTAGTAGGCGACACTCTCATAGTGGTGACCGGTGGGTGGGTGACCATTGGCAACGGATCAGGCACCCATACTGGCCACTCAGCCTCCTCAACCAACACCTTATGTGTATACGGGTCACCGCTTACAGATATGGCCACTTGGGTGCTGGCGCAGCCAAAGGATAGGGCGAGCAATATGGACGCTAGTGTACGCATCCAGAGAGGTTACCTCTAAGACATATCAAAAAGAAACCTACCGGGTGTGTCGTACACCGGGGTCTCTTTGTCAGGCAGGAGGCTAAGGTCAATAGGTTCCTCCAGCATCTGTTCCTCATGAGCCTCTGTGCACTCGTCACAACGACAACCTCGTCGGTAGTCTACCCATTGTCCGTGTGTCTTAGATGACCTGCGTCTCTCTACAGGAGTCAGGCCACCCCACATACCGAACTTCTCTCCCTTGCCATCTTTGTAAGAGGTACCATAGTTAAGGCACTCCTCCCATACGGGGCACGTAGAGCAAACGAGTCGTCCCATCTCGTACCACTGCTGTGGGTCATTAGCGTCCACTGGGGGATACCACATGAACTGTGCCTTATCTAGGCACGGTGTGTTGTTGACCCACTCAGGTGTTCCTACCATTTTGTTATCCTTCTTTTTTGTTGTTGTTACAGTTATGGCATTCACCAGACCAGATGATGCTGACTAGCGGTAGCATCCTTTCACAGGTTATGCATTGCCCGTACTCATTTCCTGCGCTATCACAAAGTACCGCGTCGTCGTCAGGTTCCTCCGATGAACCATAACCATAGTACTTCTTAATCATCAGATACTTCAATATCCATGATGTCGCCGTATAACTTGTCGGTGTCCTGTTGATCATACCCACCATTAGGTAGTTGCTTGGCTTGATCACCAGCGCTACTTCCAAACAGGCGAGATAGTACACCAGCGCCACCACGAGAGTCCATAGAGATAGACAGGTGTTCTCGTGATTCTGTTATGTTTCTCATCTTTTCTATGAGGGTAAACATACGATCAATCTCAACAGAGAGTGCTGGGTCAAGACCTTGCCCATCCAACTCCTCAGCGAACCGAGAGAACAGAACACGGGTCGCTTGCATCTCTACCATGATCCGCATTGCTGCCATTAACTGGTCTTTCGTGCGAATCTCTACCGGCAGATTAAACCCGCACTCAGACTCTTCTTTGAATGCGGGACATCTGGAGGCGAGATAGCAACTATCGCATTGTCGCAATAACTGCCCAGTGGAGGCTAAAGTGGTTACTTTTTCTACCACCGCCTCGTTGGGTTCTTCCTGCTCAGAGGCATTATTTGAGTCAAAGACGGTAGTCTCTTCCAGACCCACGCCGGGTAGTAATACTTTCTCACTCTCGTGCCGCTTCTTAGGACCTACGATAGTAATACTTGTACTAGTGGAAACCCCAGTGTCTCCACTATGGTCTTTTTGCCCGATAGTAACTATCTCGTCCTTTTCGGTGTCAGTTTCGTCGTCTAGAAGTCCATCGTTGTCTTGTCCTGAGGGGTCATAGGCCAAAGTATCTTCGCCCGCCCATGCCTGCCAAGATCGTATGGCGAGCATACCAAGAGCATCCACAGAGTCTTCCATAACATCATCGTAGTTAACGCCCAGACGAATGATGTCAGAGCGGTGCCGCTTACGTGCGGCTTCCTTTTGTTGCGCTGGGTAGCGACGTAGCCCATGACCATCCCACACCTGCGTCTCCCCGTAGCGAATGACGGATGTCCATGAACCGACAACTACCGTGTGCCACGGGCCAGAATCAATAAGGTCAACCTTAGAGGTGAACACGATCATCTCTGTTCCCCAACGCTGCTGTAGTTGTTTAATGCGTGGGAGCGTCTTAGAGGTTATTGCTTTATCACTTAAGGCGACTCTACGTCCACGCTCACATAAGTTAGCGAGCCTCTCTAGGTCATCCTTGTCGTTCCACATGGGTACGTACTTAGAGCCTAGCCATTCGCCATCATAGTCTGGCATACCTATAATAGTATGGAGGTCTGACTCGTGTTGGCGAATGAAGTCATCAAAGCGATGGATATCTAGATCGGTTTCTGAAACGTATACCAGAATGTCTCCCCCCTTAAACTTATCTGAGAGGACTAGTTCCTTGCGCTTTGGTATCGGGAACTGCGTGAGGTTAACCGCAAAGGAGGTGACACCAGAGGCGAGTAGGAGGGATAAATGTGACCCCTTCTCCGCACCAGCAAATATAACATTCATGTAAACTCTCCCCAAGTGGCTTCTGCTTTGATTATCTTCTGTTGGTCAACTTCACCAACGAGATCGTCCCATGTTCTTCGCTCTGTCTTCTTGTCTGAGCGCCATTCTATACGAGGCACAGAGGGAGCGATAGCAAGGAGTGTGGGTAAGCCCTCTTCAATGGCGAGGCGAGCGCTGTGTGGATCAATGTCCACGAACCACACAACGCCACCAAAGGCGTTACGTAGTTGTGTTGCTCTGAGCACCTTGGACTCCGCAGTGTTGTCCGTAGCGTAGTCAATCATGCTCGGCTTTAGGTTGTTAACTCGGAGCCAGTGCTCCATGTGATCCTTGTCATCCCGAGCGTCAGCAATGAGGATAATACTACCACTGTACTGGCTGAAGAGTAGTCCCCACAGTCGTTTACCCTCAACACTTGGGAGGCGTTCTCCGAGGGCCTTACCGGGTAGGGCCAGCGTGTCCATAGTGATTAGTATCATGAGGCACTAACCTTTAGGGGGTGTCCACAACTTGCTCTTACCGGCCCCTTTGGGCTTCCTTCCAACTGGGCCGTTAACCATAGTTTCAGAGGCTACTGTGTCATGCTTAGTAGAGTACAGGCCCAACTCTTTTCTAGAGTTATATACGTAGTGCTCGTTAGCAGGACAGTACATACACAGATACTGACGATGCTTCTTGGGTACCCCTGTTTTGCGCCCAACAGTTTTAGACTCATCCTGCCAGTCAATGCATCCTGCTTTAGGGCGACTGTGTTTACTGAAACACTTCAGGGCATCCTCTTTGAGATCGTCACGTATAGCCCGAACCTCAATCTCATTGTCCATGAGTTCTTTTTTAACCGCTGTCTCCATATCCAACTTGCTGGATGTTGCTTCATCACAGCGAATAATCATAGATACATGGGATTCAGGGCGTGGGTCAGCGGCTTGTCCCAAGTGACGATTAATAGTCTCTATGAGTTCCATATCGTACTCAGCGGTTCCTTCGTAGTCCCGCATATTGTGCAGGACACCGCAGGACTTGCATAGCAAGAGGCGTGGCATATTGAATTGTACTCCAGTTAGTAGTTTTGTATAAGTTAGTCTAGTGTTGGCAAGAGCAACTGCCTGCGGCAGACTCACCAGACACCTTAACAGGGAATCCAGAGGAATCCGCACCATAGTGCCACGGTAATTCTGATGCTCGTTGTGTCACGTTAGTAAGGTCTACCTCACCACCACGGTCTGGGGCGAGGAACTTACGGACACCGTCGTCTTTGCCTTGTACAAGGTCTTGGTTCATTGAGCGGGTTTCGTTTACAGACATAGTTTAGTATATCACCTTATAGTAGTGGGAGTTAATAGGTCTTGCTTCCTATTTTAGAATTGCTTACTGAGGGGAACAGACCGAGGTCTGGGTTCTTCATGGAGATAGAGGATGCTCTATTAATAGACTTATCAAAGTCTTGACGAGCGGCCTCCGCTGGGTTTTCTGATCGCCACTGATTACGGGCACGTGTGCCTTCACGGCGTGTAGCGTTCTTCTCATCTCTTGCAGATGACTCGGCTTTGTACCAGTCAGACGCTGCCTTGCGACCGCCATCATAGCCACCTCGGGTGTTATTTCTAGTACTTGGTCCACCGGAACCTATTTGTAGTTGTCCGGGGGTGCTCATTCCTAGAGATTGGAATAGTTTAGTGGACGGGCGATCCCCAAGAGGACCACCCACCCCCATCATCTTATTTGTGTCTATACCTTTACGGAGTGCCTCAGTTCCAACTGTTGCTGGATCAAAGGGTTTCTCAAAGGGCACTATGTCAGTAGGCGGTTTACTAGGAGGAAAGGGTGGCAGGGGGTCCAGTGGTGGGGTATCAGGGGTATCAGGGGTCTTAGGTTTATCAGGGTTATCAGGAGTACTTTCTTCCTCCGCTGTACGCTTATCTTCCACAGTGAGTTTGAACTTTGGGGCGTACTCAAAGGACCTACCTGCATCAGATGCTGTTCGGTCAGCGCCCACACCAGCGGAACCACCGCCACCAAGTCCACCACCGCCACCGCCACCGCCACCAGCGCCAGCGCCTTGTCCGCTCTGGTAACTGCCGGGGTGAAGTCCCGTGTAGATGTACTGGCCTTGTGCGGCCACGTTATCTGCGTTCATGTATCGGGGTGCTGGCATGGTTCTATTATACCACTCTTATTAAGTCCACATTGGGGTCATGGAGTATCTGCCTGATCCACTGAAGGTATCGTCAACAAGTGACCCATTGTGTAACATTACTGGGCTACCAGACACCCAAGATCGGTAGGAGGGTGTCTCTCGTGACGTATTGATAATGTCCATTATGCCCTGCTCGCTCTTAGCGAAGCCTCGCCGCTCTGGGTTTAGCGCTTGGGGCACCACCGGTCGGGTAGCACGTATGGTCTCTGGGTCAGAGATAGCAGAGTCTAGAGCGATGTCAACAAGGTACTCTTGTCGTGTCTGCCAAGGGCGTCTCTTTTGACGGTACTCCTGTAGAGCGAATGCTTGGTTAACGGGGTTATCCTCGTCTACTGGTCTATTCAGTCCCATAGCCGTTGTTTTCTAGGTTGTTTTTGTGAGACTCATCAATGGATACCTTGATGTTTCTAGGGTTGTTACGAAAGCGGGCCTCTGCAGCAGTAGAAGAAGATTGTGTGGACATATTAACAGCGTCCAAAGGAGAGTCATCCTTATAAATGGTGGCGTACATACTACCTATAGGGTACTGTGCGCTATACCCGTCCCCTAAATCGTGGTGGTATATAGGGTACTCATCAGCGTCCTCGTGCTGTTCAGCGTTCTCACGTGGTCGTATATTACCAGCAGCATGGTCATCAGACCAGTGTGTGTTAACATCCTGCCAAGCGTCGGTGACTACATTGTCTCGGTACCCGCCCTTATACCCAAACGCTGCCTCTTCCATTGAATCAAAGATATTAGCACCAAGTGCCCTGCCCGCTATCTTAGACTCTTCGTCCTTAGACATCCCAAACTGTTCACCAAACTGTGATGGGTTAACTGTCATGGCTACGAGTACCATCTTCCCATTGTATAGGGAACCCTGTGCGTCGGGCTTCGGTGTTTCTATACGAACGGTTACCCTCACCGAGGGCTGTTATTTGGAAAAGTGGTTTACCTGATGAACCCATAACGTGTCCATTAATAAACAAACCTTCAAGGGTGACAGGGTCAATAGAGGTGACACCAGACTCATCCATTGTGGTTATGTCAGGGACGTTGTCCCCACTCATACTCAGGTCAATGGTCATTAGTACAGGTGATCTAGGCCCTCTATAGAGCCTAATGTATCGGATGGGGTTTCTTCCATGAGTGCCCTCATCATGTCTACGTGGGCGTGCTCTCCTTCTAACTGAAGGCTTTCTGCTCGGTCGTCTACAGCAAAGCCACGGTAATCACGTCCACTAGAGCCACCTTGGAAGCGCGCTCCCTCAAACTGACGCTGGTGTTCAGCAGCAGTACGTGAACCGTACTCCTCGTGTTGTTGCTCACGGTGATGGGTCAGGCGATTAACACGTCCGTGTGCTTTGTCCCTGTTTAGACCATGTACAATAGGATCATCATTCATTGAAGCCCCCCTCAATAACTCTTGTTAGTGTATCATCACCAGTGAAGTCTGAGAAGCCTATATCTGATAGACCTCCCTGCGTGTGTCCCACACCACTAGCGGACCCAGCGTGCAGGGAACCACCACCACCGCCGGTGTACTTTTCCTCTTCTGGATCAGCGTCCACGGGGGCACCCGCTAGGGCGCTAAGGTACTGGGCTTGACGTATGACAGCGTCAGTCACAGGGTTCTTATTAATGAGACGAGGGGCACGCCCGGCCTCGGGGGTGGTCCTGTCATCTGGGTGCTGAGATCGGTGCTTTATCATGGTTATCTCCAAAGAGGCATCAGGTGCCTCAGTCTGGACTGCCGTTCTGGGTTAGTTGGTATTTTCTCTGAACCGGGCTGTGCTCGCTTCATCGCTGTACTACCACTTATTTTACCATCATTTGTTAGGCGAGGGGCCTCAGAACCAGCGGGAGCAAACTTCATGCCCATTTGTTCATACTTTAGTCCAGTAAACTTATTAAACTCTTCTGGCCAAAGGTAGTCCGAGGGGTTTACTCTCTCCCCTTTGTGCACACCACGGCTGTACTGGCGAAGGTTCATTCGCTCAATATGTCCGAGAACCTTGTCGGCTCGTCGGTTACCTTCCATAGGACCAAGGTACCCATCTGGGTATTGGGTCTCTACACCGGTACGGTATCCCGAGGTGAGGTAATCTTTTGCGCTACGGAAGTTAGGGGCTGGTCCGAGGGATGCTGATGTGGCTGCTCCCGGCGGTTGCGAGGGGCTATTCCAATTGGCGAATACCGCTTGGTTACCGCTCGTTCCTGAGTCATTACTCATCTTATGTTACACACCAGTGCTATGGGACCCTGAGGTACCAAACGCAGTCAAGATGCCCCCAGCGGCATTACCCGAGGGAGCGATTGGTACAGGCTTTTTGCTTTCACGAGCAAAACGGGTGGCCTTAATACCGGGGGCACCCTCACGAGTACGCATGGCAGGAGATCCATCGGGGTACCCGTGTGGTTTGATCTGTTCTAGGGCTTGTCGTTGGTTAGGTATAATCATAAGTTAGTTACAGCGTGGTTTGAAGAACATTGCGGATATGCTGTCTCCGTTATCCCCTATTATATCATCAAAGCCGATGACGTAGGAAACGTCAATGCCTCGTGGTGCAACGAATCCTCGTGCGATAGCACATGACTTCACTGCTTGGTTAACCGCACTAGCGCCAATAGCCCTCATTTTAGGAGTGTGACCAGCGCTTATTGCACGTGCGAGAATAGAGCCTACGCTCTGTGGGTTACTTGATCCTGATACCTTGATAATAGAATCGTTGGTAACACTGCTATCATACTTAACATTTTCTGACATTGGGAACTCCTTGGTGGTACTAATAGTGTCTCACCTACAGTTTACCTGTAACCAGCCTCTTGCATGAGTTCAACCACATCACATAACCGCATCATTGCATAGGTCTCGTCCACGGAGTGTGCCCCCTTACCGGGTCGTTTAACAACTAACACGGGTAGACCATTGTCTAGTCTGCTCGCTTGTTCTACAGTGTCATTAAGCCAGCCACTTAGGTTAAACTTCTTTTGGTTCTTGCACTGAAAGGCTACCTTACGTCCGGTACCTTCCTGTGACACACCATTTAGGTCTCCCGTATCATAGGCACCCGCCAGTGACGTGCGGTACGCCTCAGTGAATCCCTTTCCTTGTAAGTACTCTTTTATAAGGGTCTCAAACGATGTGCCCTTTTGTTTAGATGGGTTAGCCATTATGCGTTAGTCCATTGTGTACGGCGCTCGTTAGGAGCAACACTTATACGTCGTGACAACTCACGAGAGAGCACGCTTGTGTTACGCTCTCCCCTGTCAAACACAGTAGACACTAACTTACGGTAGGCGCGAGACTGTTGGTACGTGCCACGTTTGTCCATGACCTCGGGGTGTACATCCCGTCGTGCCTTAGCCATAGTTACTCTCTCAGACTTATTGGTATCCCCGTACTGTAGTAGTACTACTGTCTCTATATGTTTGAGTGCTGCTAGGGACCCTTCTTCAGAGATCTCTGCTTTAGACAGTTCGGCTTTGGAGTAGTTGACCCACGCCACTACCTCTGTGTACAATGACATAAGGGTACGGTCAGACATGTCCTCTAGGTCGTTAGGTATCTCGGGCAGGCTAGTGCCCGGACGTTCTGGCAGAGAGAACTTTAGATTAAACTTGTTGGAGTAAAGGTTGTTCATGATGACTCCCAGCATAGGTCCTTGTAGGCACAATACTTACATGGTGTCTTAGACTTGAACTCAGCCCATGAGGGACGGTCTGGTAACCGATCAGCCTTTAGGTCACTATCAAGAGATCCACAGTTATAGAGGATGTCACTGATAACCTCTGGTTGGTACTGAACAGTGAACTCTTTAACGTCCTGCCCAGCCTTCCATTCATAGATGAACACCATAGTATGTATACCTGTACAGTACATATATAGAGAGCCTTGCCGTAAGTGAGAGGGGAACGGGCGCTTAACGTCCTTCCACATCTCCTCAGCGGTTATCTCTTTGTGTGCATACTGGTTGAACAGTTGTGGTGCCTCATACCTGAATGTACCAATACCCATACTCTTTATTTCAATGAGTGCGTCAGATCCGTCGGGCATAATAATGTGCCCATCGGCGTGACCTAAGATGTTTAACTCTTTATTGGTAACAGGAACCTCAAGGTACTCTACTTGTTTAGACTGACAGGACTCACACGTGCCGGACCCATACCAAGTGTGTTCACACTCATGACACAGCCACTTTCCTCTTAGTATTCCGAGGTCCTTAAACCATCCTTGCCACTTGGAGTGTATCCGGTTACCTTCCTCAAAGATGTTGAGTGTGCGAAAGGGCTTAGGTCTTTCTGGGTTACTTTCTGTAAAGCCCATAACCTTGTAGGCTGTCTCTCGTGTGCACCAGTCCCTCTTACACATTGAACTAGGGTGAAAGTGTTTAGTGTCCCGTAGGGCTGAGGACTCTTCGTTGGCCTTTAACAACAAAGGGTGTACTAGGGACACCAGTGTTGACTTATTCTTCATAGACTCCCGCATAGCGGCAGCCTTCCATGCATCATTGCTCATTTGCTATCATCTCCATAAAGTCTGTCTCGCATAATACTACGTATGATCTTCCACTTATGTCTATCTGCATTACTGGTATTCTGTCTTCCTTGACAGCGACCCTCGTTAACTTGATGAGGTCCACTAACTTTAAGGAGTACGATTGCTTCTCAGTGAACTTGTTCTCTATGAGCAAGTCCTCGGTACGTACATCATTCTTACGTACCCAGCCAGCGCCCGACATTACATTGCGGCTGCCATTATAGTTTTCCGCAGAGCGCTTCTCTTGCTTGACTGACTTGTTTAGGATACGGTTCTGTTCTTCCTTACTTCGCATCCTCACTCACCCATCCGTCAGTAATCAGTTTCTTTAAGCCTTCCTGTAGGTCTAGGTCTTCACGGAAGGCCGATACCATAGCGTCTCTACCCCGCCACTTATTGTCTCCAAAGGAGTAGAAGGCACCTGACCGTGTGATTACTTCGTGAGCAACAGCAATGTTTAACATATCCTTAATGGTGTCAAAGTCTCCCATATGGAATGCTTGAGAGTCCGTGAAGTAAAAGTCTACGACAGCCTGCTGTTGTGGTTTGAACGTCTTATTCTTAAGGGTTCGGGCCTTAATGGTCTGCCCAACTGCCTGCTTACCATCCTTGATCCACTCATCTTTCTTCACCTCCACACGAGTAAAGAAGTGGTAGTTCTTGGCCTTGCCTCCGGGTGTAGTGCGAGGGTCTCCCCACATAACACCAATCTTGTCACGCCACTGGTTAATCATGAGTCCGGTACAAGGACGGTCATACTCTGTGGCAGAGCGCTTTTGTGCGTTGTTAGACTTTCTAAAGAACTTGCCAGTTAGACGAGCACCTAAGCCGACAGTGAACGCTTCCATGTCCTTTTCGTATTCGTCTCCGGGAACAAGGGCAGGTAATGAGTCAATGACCACCATGTCCACTGCTCGGTTAGCCCAAGCCCTAAGAACCGTGTCATAGGCACGTTCCATTATGTTGGTCTCCACCACCCACAGGCGGTTGAGGTCCACACCAATAGCAGCAGCGTACTCTGGAACGTAGTCCTCGGCTGACACCCACATGGCTACCCAGTCAGGGTCTTCTGCTTGGTTAGCAGCGATGGTCTTGTACGCAACAGCAGTCTTTCCTGAGGATTCACTACCAATGATCTCTGACCACTGATTTACAGGCCAGCCACCACCGAGCATAAGATCGTAGGCAAGGACACCGGACGTGACACGGTCCATCTCCATGCTTATGGTGTCCCCTTGTATCAGTGCCCCTTCCCCGTGTTTCTTGTTTATTGCTCTCGCTATTTCGTCAATGGTTTCGTAAGTCGTTGTGTTCAATCTATTATCCTTATGGTGCTACCCAAGCAGATTGGTCTGCTTGTTCATATAGTCCGTTGTATCCACACTCATAACAGCGTGGCGCTGGGGACGCTCCGTTGATCATACTGCCTCCGGTGCGTGATGTGCGGGAGAAGTAGTTATTACTTCCGCAACTAGGGCACACAAGGTGACCGTCCTTCTTCCATGCCTCTCCACCTTGCCATGTTCGTATGGCATCTCCCATAGTTACTTGACCATTAGGATCGGGGTGGTGCTGCTGGTTCTGTTGCTGTTGGTTAATGTACCGCTCTTGTGGTGACGGTTGTGTCACAGGCTGCGGATTAGTTTGTGCCGTAGGGAAGTTTATGGGTGGGGTATTAGGTGTGTCCCGCACCTCTCTTGATTGTGGCTCTTTACCAGCCAGTCGGTCTGCCCACCAGTCACCCATTACTCTTCCTCACATATCTGTAGTAGATCTTCGTCTATAAGTTTTGACACTGCTGACACTATACACCCCATAAAGGTGCCGTAGGCAGATTCCTTAATATCCTTGAACATCTTTATTATTTCTTCGTGTTCTACAGGTTCAAACGTAGCGTAATCATCGGAATCCGGGTCATCATTATTAATACGGATCAGGAAATCAGACCCGTCAGACAGGTCCTCTTCATCCGGTAACATCTCTTCCCTGACCATTATCTCGGACATCCACTCAGAGGACTCTTCTATGGACTCTATGACACCCATGCTGGTCAGGAGGCTCCAGCGGCGCAGTACATCCTTCTCCTCGTACTCTCGCACCTCGTCCGTTGCTGGTGTTAATCCAGCCTCTGTAGCGATGTCTTGCCCATCTGGGGGAGACAGCATGAGGTAAAAGTTACGCTTTGCTGATAGGTTCTCAATAAATGGCATTACTTGGCCTCCGACCATGTGCGTGCTGTACTGTAGGACACAACTAGGGGCACACCCTTTATGACTACTCCATGTCCCATTGCTTCCATTAGTACTCCTGTTACTTCTTCCATGTCTAAGTGGTTGGGTACGTTCACGACAAGTTCGTCGTGTACCTGTACTAACAGTTTAGCACCACTTCCGTTAAGTTCTTTGAAGGACTTAATCATGGCCTTCTTACAGATGTCTGAGGCGCTTCCTTGCACCACAGCGTTGACCGATTGTCGCTCTGCTCGTGACCTGTCTGCGTTGTCAGCAGAGTTGATGTCTGGTAGTCGCCGCTTGCGCCCAGATATAGTGGTTACAAAGCCGTCACGTTGTGCTTGCCTAACTACTGAGTTCTTCCACTTAGAGAGCGTGCTAAACTGTTCGTAGTACTGGTTGATGACGTTACGAGCATGGGCTACCGTGATACCAGCGGAGTCAGCAAGTTTACCAGCGCCACCGCCATAGGCCGTGAGGAAGTTAGTGGCCTTCCCTATCTGCCTCTCTTCACTTGTTACTTCCTCAATAGGCTTGTTAAACACAAGAGCCGCAGCACCCGAATGGATGTCCTTCTCATTAAGGAAGATGTCCAGCATATTGGCGTCCTTGCTAAACATAGCCATTACACGGAGTTCTACTTGGTCATAGTCAGCAACAAGTAGGGTGGAGTCCTCTTGGGCGCAGAACAAACCACGCACGCTGGCCTCTCTCGGTATGTTCTGTAGGTTGGGGTTAGACGAAGATAGCCTGCCCGTGGCTGTACGGTTCAGGTGAAAACTGGGGTGAACCCTTCCATTGTTAATCTTGGGGAGCATACCCTCTACGTATGTGCTCTTCGTCTTCTTACATTCAGACCACTCTAGAAACAATGGAATAGCCTTATTCTTCTTTTCCATCTTTCGTAGAGTCTCTTGGTCCACCGACGGTTGTCCTTTTAGTGTTTGTTTAATGGGTGTTAGTTCTAGACCACCCTCGCTCTTCTTGCTGTATAGGAAGCGCCTCTTATCAACAACAGAGTCAGGGTTGAATCCGGGGTAGGTGAGAGCATTCATGTTCACCTTTAACTCAAGGAGCCTACTGTCTAACTCTTTGCCGAGAGCGACCATGCCATCACGGTCTACTGTGATGCCCTCATGCTCCATGTTCATAAGAACTTCAAGTACCTCTGAGTCTTGCTCAAGCACAGACACGAACTCTGGTAACTGTGACATAAGTTTATTATAGAGTAGCCACGTCCAGCGAGCATCTAAGTGCACGTACCGGCAGGATACAGAGAAAGGGGAGAAGGCAATGATAGCACCGATCTTACCTTCCCTATCGTAGGGGTTGTATCCATCAAAGTGTGTACGTATGAGGTTAACTAGGGAGTAACCTTTGTGATTATCATCCAGAATGTGCTGGGCTATCATGGTGTCTCGGAAAGGGCCAACTGGCATCTCTCCATAGTACTTGTATATTGACCTAGCATCAAACTTTACGTTGTGACCTACTTTAGTAATACTACTATCAAAGAAGATTGGTCGTAGTGCTTCAAAAACCTTATGCTTAGATAGTTGTGTAGGGGGAGGGCCGAACACAGCGTGCTTAACATACTTAGCCTTCGCCATAGACTCCCTCCCACTCTTTAGTATGTTTCGCAGACCAGTGGGTGGTGTTGTGCTCCCGTCCCCTACCTCTTCTTCTTCAATAATCTCCCCGTTAGGGTGACCCATAGGTATAGCCCACGAGTGTCCATGCGTTGCTATGCCCATCCATATAACTTCGTTACGCATAGGATCAAGAGCCAAGTCCTTGGTTATGGCTGCTGCTTTGTTTTCTCTCACCCTATCATTAGTACCAGAAACAATGGTCTTTAGTGTAGCGATGTGCTCTTCTACCTGCTGGTCTAGAAGTTCTAGAAGGTCAGCGTGGTTGGTAAGAACACCAAGGGTCTCTACGTCAAACGCAAAGGAACCTACGGACTGTACAACCCGTACTAGTTCCTCAATCTCTTTAACTGTGGTGAGGTAGCAAGGACCGGGGTGGTCTGTTCGGGCACCCCGGTCCTTAACACTAACGGACATCGGGTTACCTTATTCCAGTTGTCTCTTTGACGATCTCCATGAGTTCCTCTTTAGTGGGGTTCTCAATAATGTCACTAGTGTACATATCTTCACGGAAGTCCGCTAGATCTGAATCAGTGAGTGGGTTTACTCCCCAGTCTTCTGACAGGTCACGGTCTTTAACCATTAGATGGTTGTATTGTGTCTGTGGACCTTGACCACTGCGGCTTACTGCCCAGTAGTGTTTGTCTAGGGGTCCCTGCTGTTCCGAGTCATTGAAGTTTCGGAGTGATGCGATGACACGAGTACCAGCCTCGTACGAACGGATTACTGGTAGTTCTCCTCGTGACATAAGCACAACATTGAGGGCGTGCATAGGACGAGAACGGTCACCCATGTTGCAAAGTGGACAATCACCACTATCGTCAGGGCCACCAATACACACAAAGGACATCTTGCCAGAGCGAGTGATCCAGTGACGGTTCCATGACGCATATGGTGCGCTCTCAAGGAACTTAACAACCACCGGGTCAGCGCCTACCTTGAGACGCTGTGCGTAGTTAGTAGACACCGGGGTGACGTTGTCCACGCCCTCCCAGCCAGATCGCACGACGGTACGTGCTGCTGGGGGTTCTTTCTCTTCTTTCGTTTCTTCGTCATAACTTAATGGCATATTTACTTATCTCTTTTCTGTTAGAGCGGCCAGTTGGCTGCTGTATGTTTACGGAACCCCTGCCAGTCAGCAGAGGACCTTTCGTCAAGCATGAAATGCTCAACTGCGTCAAGCAGGAACTCTGCTTGCTCAACGGTGTAGAGGCGACGACCCTTGGCAACAATGCCGGGTATCTGCTCTCCTTTAGGAGGGGGTGTTCGGTAGTTAGCAAAGGGTATTAGACCCTTGTCCTCCCACGAACGCAAGGTGGTAGCGGTGCGACCTACTGCCTTGGCAATATCACCAATGGTATAGAAGTCCAGTAGTTCTCCACCTATTCGGTACCGTTTCTTATTGGCACCAAACATACGGTCGTCCGTATCTGATCTCTTCTTCTTTGTTCCTCCGGGGCGGTTGATAGGTACCTTGGTACCGGGGAAGTCTTCTTCCTCTTCTTCTAGTACCTCACCTGTCTCTTTCTTAAGTAGGTACTTGAAGTATGTGGCGTCCTTGCTCATACTTTGAACGCCCACACTTCCCTCTCCACGTAAAACTCTCGTACGATGGTGTTAATATCTTTGTCATCCCAAGCCATAGCGAGTACCTTATCTTCACTCAGGACTTCCACAACCTCTTTAACGGAATCCCACAGACCGGCCTCTCGTGCCCACGACTCAGCCGCCGACGTATCAAAGGACCGAGACACACGGCGCTCTCGCTTGAGTTTGTGGTCACCAAGTTCTAGCCACAGGTGACCATTGTGATCTGGTTCTCCATCAGCATCCACTAAATCAGACAACTGTTTCTTAAACTTATCGGCACGCTTCTTAGCAGAGTCGGCCATTTCTTTAGCGGCCTTGTACTCATCTACCATGCGTGCGTTGAAGGCATACTTCTCGGATACCTCTTGTCGTCCCGCTGCGTACGCCTCCCGTACTCTCTGTGCCTCTTCTTCGCTCAATGGTTCCACTGTTATACCTCTGCGTTTGTTAGGAAGTCGGATAGAGACCCCATAGTGATCTCGTACTGACCTTGTTTGTTGTATCCACCGTCAATGAATGCTTTGTTTATTAATCGCTTCTCATTCAACATAGCGTACTGTCGCTCCTCAATGCTACCTTTCATGACAAAAGATGTAATTGTTACATGAGGAAACTCGGAGGAGAGGCGAATTATGCGTGCCTCTCGCTGGTCTAGTTTTCCCGCTGACCAAGGTAGGTCATAGGAAATAAGGTGGTTAGCCATAGGCAAATCCACCCCGTACCCTCCCGCATCAGAAGAAAGGAACACCCTAGTGTTGGGGTCATTACGGAACTGCTCTTTGGCGTCGTTGCGTGATGAGGCAGTCATTCCACCCATGAACTTAACACAGGTGGTCTGGTTACTGAGGGCATCTTCTAAGAGAGATAGGTTACGACGGAAGAAGGAGAAGATAACAATCTTGTTGTTCTCATCCTCTGTCAAGATGTCTGTAACATACTCAACCACGGCATCCAGTTTGGGTGACTTGCTCGTGGCCTTTAGTACGCCCTCGTCTATAACCTTGCGAGCGTAACTACTGCCCTGATTGGTAGACTTGTCAGCGAACAAATCAGCGGACAGGCGAACCAACTCCGGGTTGTCACAGAGCATACGAAGTACCGTTAGTCGGGACATAATCTCTCCCTGAACAGCGCTGCCCTCAGAATCGTTGTAGTGCTTCCACAGATCAAATGTACGGTTCATCTTGCCGGTAGAGACAGCATCGTGTATCTTGCGAAGTAGGTCACTGGTTATCTTTTGGTAAGCGCTAGCACCAGCAGGGTCAAACGACACGGGGATGACCTTGTTAATGACGGTAGGCAGTTGGTCTTGTATGTCTTCCCGTGTCTTGCGTATCATTACGTCAGAGAGGCTACTTTTAAGTATGTGTAGGTTTCGGTAGCGAGAAGGTTTACCCCAGTGGTCCCTCACAATAAAGGTGTCATCAAACAGATTGAACTTGCCCAAAACGGAGGGATCCACGAACTCCATGATAGAGAACAGTTCCTCTGGTCGGTTCTCTATGGGTTGTCCTGTTAGAGCGAACCTGTACATCGCTCTCTTACCTAGTTGCTTTAGGAAGCGGGACCTCTTAGTGGTACGAGACTTGATCATGGTGGCCTCATCAATGACAATAGCCTCTACACGTACCTTGCCGAGGTAGGCCATGTCCCTCTGAAGAAGTTCAGGGTTAACAATAATGTACCGTGCGCTAACAGCGGCTCGCCAGAGGGCCTCTCTACCTTTAGGTGGGCCATCAATAACTACCGCCTTGTACGAGGTGTTCCCATCTGAGCAGAACCTCTTGATCTCAGACAGCCACTGGTACTTGAGGGAAGCAGGAACAACGATAAGCGCACGGGAAATGTCGTCGCTGTCAAACAATGCCTCCAAAGCGCTGAGTGTGGTGGGGGTCTTGCCAGCGCCCATGACCATACACACCATCGCTGACCCACGGTCAACCATAAGGTCGTGGGCCTCTTCTTGGAAGGGGTAGAGTGTACCAACAAAGGACATTAGGTTAACCACCAAGGTAGGTAGGTGGCCCCACTAATAGCCTCTTCTATATCACTGTTCGTCATGTCGCCTAAGTCTTTTGCTTTCGTGTGTTCGTACTTGAGGAAATATAAACCGTGACGTGGTCTCGGACAATGTCCGAACAACCGGTTCGCTGCGTTTATACCAGCCTCATCGTTGTCTAGCGCAATAACCAGTCTATCAGAATAATGTACTGCTAGGCGCACCTGTTCATTACTGATATGCGCCCCAAAGGATGCTAACCCTAGTGTGTTCGTTCCCAAGCGCAGAGAGGCTAGTCGTACAACATCAAGGGGGGACTCTAGTAGTACTGCTGTCTTAGCCCTGAATCTGTCAAGGCCGAATAGTGTCTCTGACTTCTTAACACCTGTGGGCACGTTTCGGAAGTACCCTTTTGCTTTCTCTTGCCATCCCCATAGATCACCGGTGGGGGACATTATAGGTATTATCCATCTACGGTTCTCTGTGTCCCAACGTATGCCGTGGTGTTTTGCTACCTCTGGGTCTATTCCTTTATGCTCTAGCAACTGTTCTGGCACCTGTGTAAAGGTACGGAAGAGGTCAACGTCTGCGTTTGGTGTGTACTTCTCTACCTCTACGTCGTCCCCTATTGACGCTTGTAGCCTTTCTAGTCCTGACTTTATTATGAACTGGTGTACCTCTTGTTCGGCGTTAGCACTACCTGTCACCTCTTCCACTAGTTGAAGGAGATTTCCTTTAGCGCCACACGAGTAACATATCCAAAGTCCAGAGTCCTTGCTGATGGACCACGAGGGGTGTCCATCTTCTTTCCCTGTTCTCTTTAGGTGTACGGGGCACCGGGCACCAACCTCATCCCCTCCGTCCCTTATACCCTCCACTCCTAGTTTGTGTAGTATGTCTAGGAGGGCATCACCATGCTTTATTAAAGTCATCATTGTCCTCGTCGTCGTTGTTTATATCGTCGTCTTTTGATGTGTCCACTTCAGAGAAGTTCATAGTGTCCCAATCCCATTTGATTGTGACCTCCCCTCGTGGTGATGTTCTGGATTCCACAATACGTACAATGGAGCGCTCTTCGTGATCGGGGTCCCGCTCTACCGCCATAACCAAGTCGGAGTCCTGAACGAAGGAAGAGGAGTACCCAATAGCGTCGGCTGTTACCCGTCGTGACGTCCTGCTAGTTAACTTGGAGGACAGAACCTGCGTGGTAATAACAATAGGAACGTCTGCTCGTTGGGCGAGACGCTTGAGTGACCTTGTTATGTTGGTCAATGCCTGAGGGCTTCCGGGAGACTCACCATTCTCGTCTGTCATCATGTAGGCACCATCAACTATAACAATGCCCGGATCGTGTTGCTCTATCTTGGCAGCCAGTCCACCCACGGTCATGGCCGACGATGTGTCTTCCACGATAACAAAGGGGTTACTGTTCTTCCTCATCCGCAGGGCGATCTGTAGTCTGCTCACTTCTTCAGAGGTGGACGTTCCGTGGAGCAGCCCACCGTGGGACACCTTAGCGACGTAGGCATCATGACGAGCGGCCATCTCTTTGGCACCCATCTCAAAGGACACCATCATGGGGGTCACACCGGTGTCATTAGCAGTGACCGCCATAACCATTGCCATCATGGACTTGCCTCGCTTGGCCTCTCCCACTAAGGTGACCAACTGTTGTGGGCGCAGACCGGAGGTGAGGGCATCTAGACCGGGGAACCCTGTGGGTATCCCTAGTAACTCGTCTTGATGCTCACGATAGTAGGCGTAATCTTCTAGACGTTCTTTCCATGTCTCTACAATGTTGATGTCACGGGTGATGGAGGCACCACCCATAATGTTCTGTACCGCAGCGTACATATAGTTGATGGCCTGCATAGGGTCATCTTGTCCCTGATCTAGCATCAGTGTGGCCTCTGCGAGGACCCCGGTGGTAGAAGAGATCAGGTGAGAGGTACGTACCTCGTCGGCCAATCCACTGAGCACCTCGGTGTCCACGATGGCCAAGGTGACAGACGGGAACGCTGACAGGAACGCCCGCTCGCTGGGCACTTCCCCGTGGTCAACGTAGTACCTGTTTATCCAGACCCACTGGTCACCGTAGTCACCAGAGAACTGTTCGGTAGTAACGCCGTAGGAGGATATGGCCTCATTAAGGCTACGGTCCTTTAGTACCTTGCTTATCAGTAGGTGTTCTGCGCTAGCCATTTATAAAACCATCTCTCGTTCTGGTGATGCCACCCGTGCCCGGATACCAACTATACGTGCTTGCTCCTCAGTTCCAACATGAATCACTGTAGAAGGGTTATGGTATTTAACGGAGTCAGAGAAATCTCTCATAGACGAGTACCCAAGAACGGGAACGGACGCTGCTCTCTTGAACAGCCAACTGTCAATGGCTTCCGCTGCCTCATCCCCCATTAGTGTGACAACATCAACGCCAATGCCTCTACGTCGTACAGAGTCAATGATAGACTTCAGGGGTAACTCGTAGGGTTCCCACATACCAATGTACGCTTTCCAGTCCCCCTTTGCTTTCATCCGGGCCGCTCGTAACTTGGCGATCTTCTTGATAGGTGGGTGCGCTAGTACACCCTCAAACATACATATCTGTTGTATAGGTACGAAGAAGGAGATGTCATTACTCTCCATAGGTACCTGCCTGTGGGTGGTCGGACAGCGAGGCTGTCACGAAGTGGCTGTCTAACAAAGCCCCAAAGGGAGCACTCACGATGTTGCCTTTGTGGGCAGATGCCAACGTGCTCACCACAATCGTTAACAACTTGTTGTTTACTCGTGTGTCCAGAAGATCAAACAGTTCACGGGAAGCGTACTCGGTGGTGCGCGCCATGTCTGCGTCGTCTATTACCACAACGTCGTATACCTTTCGCAGGTAAGAAAGCATGTTGCCATCAGGGTATTCATCTGATAGCACCCCACCATTATTACGGAAGTCATCCATAGCACGTAGGTACCCTGCTGCTGTTATGTAGCACCCCGATTGCTTGTACGAGGTGATAGCACCACGGAGGGCAGACACGGCTAAGTGTGTCCTTCCTGACCCTACCTCTCCACAAAGGAGCAGGCTTGTGCCGTGCTCCCTGTTGTCCTTAAAACTAGTGAGCCACTCTGTTACTGCCCCATGTGCGTTAGACGACCCCACTGATAGGTCATAATTGGATAGTCTGGACTCTTCAAACAGCGGTGGTATTTGTGCAAGGGACAACCGTTCTTCCACTGGCCTGTTCTTCCAGTAAGCCCGTCCGTGCCATTCTTCTCTCATTAGTCAAGACCTCTGATGAACACCACGGACTGTCCTTCTTCTTTAACACGGCGAAGTAGTTCTGCCCGCTTACCTAAGAAGGATCGCCATGCACCAGAGTCACTGATGACCATAGTTCCTCTCTCAATATCAAGAACGAAGAGGTCAATCATTCGCTGTATTACACTCTCAGAGGCATCATGTTTGTTGATCAGTTCCTTGAAGTGCTTGCGTAGGGCCGGTTCATTCGTGGGAGACATCACGCTATTAGGTTCCACCCGACGTAGTTCGGAGTCAAAGTGTTTGATGAGCCTAGCCATGTACCCTTTAGGTACCGGTGCTTCCTTCTTGACTTCTGAGTCCTCACCCAGTGTTTCAAACTCGTCCCAGTCCATTCCTCTTCCTTTCATATGTATAACGTACACGTTAGCCCTCTGGCTTGGCTTTTTAGAAATAACCCCTACCTCTATCAGCACGTCAATAGCCCTCGCTGCTGTGCGTTCACTACACCCCATCCGCTCTGCTAACCGCTTGTACCCAATGTGTGCTGTGTTCGTAGTGAACGACATTAGGCAAACGAGTTCCATCAGTGCGGATCGGGCGTTAGGTTTTCCTTTGAGGTATGGTAGCGCCCACGAGGGGAGTCTTCCGAACAGATCCATTCTTGCTGCCTTACTAACAGTCCACCATACTTAACAGGGTGAGTATTATAAGTAGTATTTCTTCTGGTATGTCTGCGTGAAAAGTGTCGCCACTTGTGGTGCACACTTCAATGGTAGCAGCGGTCTGAAACTCAGTGCCCGCCTCGAAGGATGTTTTCACATGAATGCCCCCCGTCCGCTCTGCCGTCTGTTCAACCACCTTGCTTTCTGATACTACTTCTACTTCTACCGCTTTGTCAAACTGTTTCTTCACGCCGGGTGGCATGGAGTCAATGTCCTCTTCAGTGAGTGGCTCTAGTTCGTCCTCTTGCTCCACCACGGGTGCTGGTGCTGGTGGTTCGTCCACAGGGGACACCACGTTGATTGGGGTGAGTCCGTTAGACAGGTCTAGGAGGCTGTGCCCCTTGTCAAAGTATTCACACACCAGTGCGTCAGTGCGCTCTGGGTTCTCTTCGTCCCACAGGATGAGTGCTACTGTTTCCTGTGGCAGGTTCTTAAAGTTCAGGTCGGGCGCTTCGGTACCGCTCTCTTTAATCTGGTGTGCGGCACCAGCGAGGGCAGGATGAATCATGTCTCGTGCTTTAGCAAGCAGAGTGAACGTAGCGTTGTTGTCCACAAGGAAATCGTAAACCTTACGCATACCCTCAGACGGTTTGGTCTTCAGGCCGCCTACCCAAGGAACATAGAATAGTGTGTCCCCCGAGGCCATTAGTTCCCTCAAGCCCTCGTGGATAACTGCTTCTGGAGCGTCACCATAACCGGTTATTGCGTACTGTTTCATGTCGTGTCCTTATCGTATAGCCTTTCGCATGACGAGATCGCCAGCGAGCGTGGCGAAGCGTAGCAGGGAATGTACCCCAGATGCAACCGTGGCGATAATAAGTCCGTCAACAAATAAATGAGGGGTCTGTAAAATCAAGGATACGCCGTACCCGAGTACCGTGGCAGTCACCACTTTAACCCAAGGCATGACTGGTGGAACAGCCAACTCAAGTAGGTGGATCGTCTTGTAGACGGCTAGTGCTCCGAGCAGGTATTCCATTTATTAAACCTCTTAATCGCTGTTGGTACGGATGGTCCCCTCAGTATACACGTCAGCGTTCCAAGAGTGCGGGTCACACGCACGTTCATCTCCCGGCAAGGAATCAAACGTGACGATGTGTCCATGATTTGTGTCTGTAGCGTAGGCAGTTAGTTCGGTAGACATGGTGACCGGAAGGTTGTCGGCCAGCACTTTTCGTACCGCTGCACGGTTTCTCTTTCGCACAGGTGTGTAGAGGGACACACTGGCATTGTCTGTGCCCGACCAATAGTAATCGCTAGTGATGTAACTACCATCAAGGTACGAGTGCCCATCAACACCAGACCCATCAAAGTATGGACCATCGGAGAAGGGCTGGAATATCCACTTGTCTATAGTTACCGAAGCACTGTTACCCAACGTAAGAACAATAACTGGGTAGAGGTCCTCCACACCCGACTGTCTAAAGTCGTAGGTAGATGTGTCATCGCTGGGTAGTTGAAAGTCCGCAGCGAATGTTGGTGTAACCACCTCGTCAAACAATAGCGTGAAATCAATCCCACCCGTGGTCTGGGTGAGTTTAGTTACCACCGCACTGGTGTCCTCATCAATGAGTTCTCCAGAGGCATTGACCGTAAGGTTGTTTGCAGTGAGTACGTTGGTGGAACCATCATACACGGCTAAATCAAATCGGTCAAAACGAGAAGCGCTGGATGGATTAGCGTCCACACGAGTTAACTTCAGGCTGTACCCGTACAGGCTTGTGCTACCACTGGCGTACAGCCGGGCACGGAACAGGACCCCGTTGGTGGTACCATCCTCAAAGATGGCGCAGGTCTCTGCGTACGAGGGTGTCAGATAGAAACCACTACGTTGCTTGAACTCTCCTGTGCCATAGCGGTGTGCATCACTTACGGTCAGGTCCTTATAGTAATCAGCGTAGGTGGAGTCATCGGTAGTGAAGTACTTAGACTGGTCAGGTAGTGAGGCAGCGTTGGTTGGCTCTTCACGATACAACCTCATCTGTCCCGTGGTGTTCGTCATGCTGGCTTCCACTGACGAGTAGTACGGAACTTTGCGCTTTATCTGAACAGGTGTACGGGGGAACAGGTAAACGGTACCTGTAGTATTAGCGGTTGTGGTGAAGGTGACCCCAGTAGAGGCACTGTTGTAGTCAGGCACGACTGTTCCTGACGTTAGGTAGTTCCATGTTCCAGAACTGCTGGGAGTGCCCACTAAGGTGGGGTTAACTATTAGGTTCGCTCTCGCAGCAGATACGAACACTTTGATACGTTCGTAAGCCGAGGTGGTTGGGGACCCAGTGTTGGTGAACTCACGTGAACTAACTTCAGAGTCGGTGATTACAGAGAGTACAGCAATGAGTGCGTCAGAGCGACCTTTTTGATCAAAGTACTTATCTGCGTCATGGATGAGTTCACGCATCTGTGATGGACGCAACTCTTGTGTAGTAAACGAGGAACCTACGAGACTCGCTAGTGTATTCAGTGAGTTGTATTGTGTGCGTAGTGGGTCCTTGGACGACAATAGTTCGTCTACAAGAGACCTCATGTAATCTGCCTCCCACCCGAAGACTTTAATGAACTTCTCTAAGTGTCCTGCCTTATCTTGGCGACGATAAAGGCGAGGTATCTTCTTCCACATGGTTTCACCGAGGTCATGTTTGGTGGGCACAAGAACGGAGGTGGTAGCGGCTCGGGTAACAAAGTTAGCGCCAGCGCTATCTTGGTACTTGTAGAACAGGCTATAGTATAACCAGTTACTTAGTGAGTTACTAGTACTAATGTTATCGTGATATATAGTAGGCTCCACGCTGTGCAATGGTGTATACGTATCTAAAACGATACCGTCGTTCCAGAACTCGGGTGGCCCTTCCCAGTTGTAGATAATACGAACCTCAGCAATGTTGTACTCGCCAGAAGCGGGGAGTGTTGCTGTGGGTGTTTCGTCAGCAGACCAACGTACGGTTGCTAGCCAAGAGTTGTCCACGGTGCCATAGTCATCTATACGTGCGGAAACAAAACCAGCGAGTGGCACAGGTGCGTTAGTAACGTACCCATCTTGTCGCAGGGCACCAGACCCAGTACTGTCTCTGAGTGCTGGGCTGCTTGTACTGTCCCGAAGTCGTAGGGATTCAGTCATTAGGCGATACCACCCGTAACACCACTGTAGGATACCGCTCTGATCACGGGAAGATAGATGTTACTTGACGTGGTGGTTGTGATGGCGTAGTTACCTACGTTACTACCACCACTGGTGCCAACGTGGCTAATGGTGGCGTTAGTGACACCCGACACAGAGTTGGCCACAGTGAGAAGGTCACCTAAGTTAACGACCTGATCAAACTCAACAGCGTCCCAAGTGAACATCGCTTTTATGGCTGCCGTGATCGCTTCTTTAACGGTGGCTTGGTAGTGACCATCAGCAACAGTTAGACCACCGAAGTCAATGTACACGTCCACTAGGTTAACAGTAGTATTAATCTGTGACACCGATACGCCTACCATAGAACGAGCAGTCAGGTAAGCAGCGAGGTTGCTATTAATGTCTGTTCCTGCGTTACCAAAGTCTGCGGTCAGGCTAAGACTGGTCGTTCCACTAGCAAGGTTCTCATAGTTAGAGTAACTAGGGAGCGCTGCATAGTTAATGGTGACCGCTCCCGAGGACGTGCTCGTTAGTGCGTGGGTCTTAGATACACCTGAGTACCCACGTATAACGTTCTTGTAATCGTTCAGGGTAACGGCACGGTCTTGTGACCGGCGAACAGCGGGGGCATTGTTCTTAATAGAGGTTATCCCCTCGGGGTTAGTTCCCCCTGTGGACGCTGTTGAACTTGAGATAGAGAGTCCAACAACTGGAGTGTTCCATACCGTTATGGCGTTAGTAGAAAGGTTACCCTTAATGCCTTGGCCCACTCGGTACGTAACTGACACGGTAGACCCTGTGGTGGGGACGAGACCATTGATACCATTACCAAACACAATACGGGTATTATCCATACTGTCGGTCACCGTGGTGAATGATGGTGTGTTAGCGGACACGTCAGTTAGGCGTGCCACATAGGAGTAGGTAGTTGCTCCCGATGTAACGGCTATAGAGTCTGGGACAACCTTCTGTTCTGAGAGAACAAAGGACTCCCCACCGTTACCAGAGAAGTTAGTGGTGAGTGTTTCAGATACTGACCGTCCTTCTTTAACGGCAACAGCAGAAGAACCAGCGGAGGCTACCGCGGTGTCTGTCGTGGACGTAAAGTATACAGCGTCCTTGGACGATGTCTCTGGTACAACAAAAACGGTACCTGCTGACACGGTGATAGAAGCGCTGCTACTGTTGGCTACTGTCACGCTACAGGTAGCGGAGGTACGGGGGTTAGGTGTGTACCCCATAATACGAGCGAGAGAATGGACGGATGCCCTCTGTGTTGCTGTGGCCAAGAAGCCCTCGGTGTGTGCTCGGTCAATGTAATAGTTCTGGATGTCTGCCATGTACGCCCAGAGGTCCACCATAAGCATGGCGAAGTCCGGTTGTGTAGAGGCTGTCCACTCAGGGATAGTGAGTTGTGCTCGTCTTATGAGGTCTGCCTTAACAGAGTCAAAGTCCCTGCTTGTATAATCAGTAGCCATGTTTATCCTTAAAGGGGTGTTGATGCGTTGATCGTGGCGGGATCAACAACGGATACCGACACCGAGGCCGCTGTAACGTCCCCATGCAGTCGGTAATAAGCGTTTACATACATATTGGTACCTACCTCGCCGGGTCCACTCCCTGCCCCATCGGGTGGAGAGTTTGTTACCGTTAGGTCCGTGACCGAGCAGTTGCTCATGTGAGCGTTAAGCATGGCCAGTGTTTCCTCTTTGTAGTCCGCTATAACAAGTCGGTCTAAGCCCTCAAACAGTAACTCCGAGGTGTTAGCGCCATAGGTATGGCTCATAACACGCTCGTAGTTATCTGTCATCAGAACATCAATGATCTCTTGACGAGCAACCTGATGAGGATCATTAGTAGTCGCCAAGGAACCAAGGTTGAACTGGAAGGGTACGAGGATGGTGGTCACTGGCTAATCCTTACTTGGTTAGGGCGGCCCACGTGTTGCGACCAATAATGCCGTCAACAACAAGTTTGTTTGCTCGCTGGTATTGCTTAACGGCTCTCCTAGTAAGTCTACCAAAGATTCCGTCAGCAGGCCCGGCGTCAAACCCGAGGGCGCCTAACTTTC